CGCCGCTGTTGGTCTGGAGCGTACGGGCAAACTTGCGGAAGATGTTCTCCTCTTCCAATGCTGTGATGAGGGTATGCTCGAATTCATCCGGCGCCAGATAGCCGCCATCAGCATCGGTGCCAATCTGCAGGACATTCAATACATCCGGCGTTACGGCCTTGGAGCGCATCATGTTCCAGAAAGCTGTCTTATACTCATCGGATTTCCTGCCCTGCTTGGTATCGGCAATACCTGTAGCGGCAGCAGGCTTTTCTGTGATGGGCTGGCTGGTGGGACGATTCAGTTCAGCATCGATTTCCTGCTGACGTTCCAGCCGCTTGATTTCCTTGCCCAGGGCATCGATATCCTGCTCCATGCGGGTATAGGCGGCATCATCTTCTGCCGAGAGGAATCCCTTCTCATTGCGGTGGGATTCCAAGAAAGCCTTGGCTCCCTCCCACGCCTGGGCACGCTTTGCACGAAGTTCGTTGATAGTTGTAGCCATAAAAAATTCCTCCTCAAATATGATTCTTTATAATAGAAAGACGCTCCATGAGATCATCCACGGAACGTCCCTGCGATATATTTGAACCCGAATCGGAGGCAGGTTGCTTCTGCCCACCATCTTCGGAGTTATTGGTTGCATCAGTGCCGCTATCTGCTCCCTTGTCCTTAGGCGGCTCAGTTTGCAAGGTGTCTTTTGCCTTGTTCTCAACCTGCTGAGTCTTCACATCATCAGTAGCTGTACAAACTTTCGTCAGCTTGTTGAATATGACATTGGAAACCTCCCTGGGCGAAAAGAGCACAGCATTTGCCAGTACCGATTCCTCCGAGTCTCCCTCCCTGGTCAGGATGGTATCCGCAAAGCCCAGCTCCACGGCCTTGTTGGCATTGAGATAGCTTTCGGATTCCATCAAGTGAGAAATTTTTGCCCGGGCCAGCCCTGTCTTGGCAGCATAGGCGTTGATTATGGATTCCTTAACCTCATCCAGCATGGCAATGGCTTTCTTCATGTCGTTGTGGTCACCCATGGCAACAGTAGCAGGGTTATGCACCATGATGAGGGAAGTTGGATACATCTGAACCTTGTCCCCTGCCATGGCAATGACGCTGGCCGCCGAGGCTGCCAAGCCGTCAATGCGAACCGTCACCTTGCCGGGATAATCCACCAGCATAGAGTAAATCTGCGCCGCCGCAAAGCAGTCACCCCCTGGTGAGCAAATCTGCACTACGATGTTCCCATCTTCCGCATAAAGTTCCTCGCGGAAGGCCGCCGGTGTCACCTCATCGCCAAACCAGCTGTCCTCAGCGATTACGCCGTTTAGCACCAGCGTTCTTTCCTTCGTTTCCGGGCTGTCCTTTTTCCATGCCCAGAATTTCTTCATCTTCCCCATCTGTATTTTTCTCCTTTCCCTTGCTGGAATACACCGCCCCCGCATCTTCAAGTTTAGACATGTTGCCATTCACCAGATACAAATCCCCGCCTTTTTCCTCCGGGATAAGGTCTAGACTCTCAAGCTGCCGGATGTCGTTTGCACTCATCCAGCCGTTTTGTCTGCCAATGGCATAACCTTGCATACGACTCTGGTAGTCGCCGCGCAAGAGGCCGTCCACATTGAACTTGATGGTGTAGTCCTTCTTCTCGTCCGGCAACAGCAACACCCTTGCCATGGACTGCTCGAAACGACAAATCCACGGTGCCAGGGTGTATTTCACATACTCCAGAGACTGATGCTCAATATTTGAGAATGTGGCTTTTTCAAGGTCGCCTATCATGTGAGGTGGCACCCTAAAGATGCGGGCAATTTCATTGATTTGGAACTTCCTCGTTTCCAGGAACTGCGCCTGCTCCGGCGGGATACCAATGGGCGTGTACTTCATGCCCTCCTCCAGCACTCCTATGCGGTGGGAGTTCCGCCCTCCATGAGCCAGTTCCCAGCTTTCCCTGACCTTGGCAGGATCCTTGAGAGTGCCTGGATATTCCAGGACAGCACTCGGCGTTGCTCCGTTAGCAAAGAAGGATGCGCCGTAGTCCTCACAGGCCATGGCCATGCCGATGGCGTTCTTAGCCATAGCGATGGGCGAATAACCCACAATGCCATCAAAGCCCAGACCTGGCACATGCAGCACTTCTGATGGAGACAACCTTACTGTAGTACCTTTCATGGTATTGGCTTCATCATCCATGCGCAGGTACTCGTAGTAAATCCTGCCCACCTTGTCCCTGTCCACCGTCATGCGATTGGGCATAAGCGGATACAGAGCCACCACCGCCCCCTTGCCGTTGCGGATAACTTGAGCAAAGGCATTGCCCCAAAGAAGCAGGTGCGTCATCAGCGTTTCTCGGAAGGCAAATGATGTCATCTCAGGATTCGGCTCGTCATGCAAGAGGAAATACAGCGGATGGTCTACCGCCCGCGCCTTGCCCCCGTTCCCATCATAGCGGAACAGATGCAGTGGCAGCCCGGCTATGGACTCTGCCAGGATGCGGACGCAGGCATACACTGCAGTCATCTGCATGGCAGATTTCTCGCTGACCGTCTTGCCCGCCGTGGAACCGCCAAAGAAGAAGCTGTATGCACTGCCAGCCGTGCTGTTGGTGGGCTTGTCCCTGGAATGGAAAAGCCAGGATAAAATGCTCATGTGTAATCACTCCCTTCAACTCAAAAGCACCGCCCTTTCGAGCGGTGCCCAGCTTGTTTCGTTTCCCCCTTAGAAGGTTTCGATGTAGGAAAGGTCCATCTTTTCAAGTTCGGCTACCATCTTGGTGCCCCTTGCAATCTCCTCTGCGATTTCCTGAAGGTCTGCCGCGCCCCTGCGGTCGCCCATCCGGCAAATGCATCCGGTGACCTTGAGGCTTATCGCAACCCTGCGGTCTTCCCAGCTGGTCTTGTCGTAGTCGGTTTCCTTGAAAAGCTCGATGCGGATGTTGCTTTCGTGGGTCTGTTCGCTTGTCCAGCATACCCCCATGTCCTTCATCTTGAATCCGTACTCGTTGCCCTTGCTCTCGATAATCTCGGCGATTTCCTGCTTGGTCATTTTGTTTTCCTCCCTTTCGGTTGTCTAGGTGTTTTCCCTTTCGGTATGTGTATATTCGCTCTTTATGGGAGTAATAGCAAGTCATTTATCCGAATTATCTGTGTATACTTAGAGACTAAATCCAGATGATTCCTCGGCTGTCGTAGACACTCTCGATGGAGGCATTGCCGCAACGGACAGCCCGGTCAAGGGCCATGATGAGGGCAATAGCCCCGTCAATCTTCTCCGTGCTCTTAGCCTTGTCGGCCTTGATGTTCCCAGCGGGGTCTGTGCGTATGAAGATGTTATCCATGTTCCACCGAAGGACCGGATGACCGCCATGGGCAATCTTCTCTTCGAGTACCAGCTTCATCAACTCCTTGGTTGGCGGTGACATGGACGCAAAGCCCTGCCCGAAGGGCACCACGGTAAAGCCCATGCCCTCCAGATTCTGCACCATCTGCACCGCCCCCCAGCGGTCGAAAGCAATCTCACGGATGTTGAACCGCTCCCCCAGCCGCTCGATGAATTTCTCGATAAATCCGTAATGCACCACATTGCCTTCGGTGGTTTCCAGCTTTCCTTGCCGCTGCCAGACATCGTAGGGCACATGATCGCGGCGCACCCTCAAATCCACATTGTCCTCTGGAATCCAGAAGTAGGGCAGCACCATGTATTTGTCGGTTTCATCAACCGGCGGGAACACCAGCACGAAAGCCGTGATGTCCGTGGTACTGGAAAGGTCAAGCCCTCCGTAACAGACACGCCCTTCCAGTTCTTCCTCATCAACTGGAAAAGCACAGGCATCCCACTTGTGCATCGGCATCCAACGGATGGACTGCTTCACCCATTGATTCAAGCGTAGCTGCCGAAAGGAGTTCTCCTCCCCCGGATTCTGCTTTGCTGAATCGCAGGCAGCCTGCACCTTGTCCATCCCCACGGTGATGCCTAGGGAGGGATTGGCCTTCTTCCAGACCTCTGGCGAAGTCCAGTCCTCGTCCTCTTTCGCTCCGTAAATCACCGGATAAAAGGTATGGTCGATTTTCCTTCCCTCCAAAATGTCCAACGCCTTCTGGTGTGTCTCGTAACAAATGGACTGGGTATCCGTTCCTGCCGTGGTAATCAGAAAATACAGTGGCTGCATTCGCGCATCGCCAGAGCCCTTGGTCATAACATCGAAAAGTTTTCTGTTGGGCTGTGTGTGCAGCTCGTCAAAGACCACGCCGTGTATGTTGAAGCCGTGCTTGGAGTAAGCCTCCGCCGACAGCACCTGGTAGAAGCTGTTGGTGGGCTGAAAGACCATCCGCTTTTGAGATGCAAGTATTTTCACCCGCTTATTGAGGGCGGGGCACATCCGCACCATGTCAGCCGCTACCTCGAAAACGATGGAGGCCTGCTGGCGGTCGGCGGCGCAACCGTATACCTCCGCCCTCTCCTCCCCATCGCCACAGCAAAGCAGGAGCGCCACAGCCGCCGCCAGTTCGCTCTTGCCTTGTTTCTTCGGAATCTCCACGTAGGCGGTGTTGAACTGCCTATAGCCGTTGGGCTTGAGAATTCCGAACATGTCGCGGATTATCCGTTCCTGCCAGTCAATCAGCTCAAAGGGCTTTCCCGCCCAGGTTCCCTTGGTGTGGCACAGGCTCTCAATGAAGGCCACGGCAAAATCCGCAGCTCCCTTGTCGTAATGGGAATCCTTGTCCATGAATCGAGTCGGCTTGTAGCCGGTAAGTTTTCGCAATCAATCACCCCCACTAAAAAAGGAGCCACTGCCAGCGACTCCGCAA